GGTTTGAATCAAGTGCAGCTTCTCTCCAAGAAACTTCTGTGCTTGTTGAATCAGCAGTTAAACCATTTTGTAATAGTAAAGTTGTGAATGGTGTATCCATTGGTGAAGCGTAAGCAATAGCTTCAGATAGGTCAATCTTTTCTACGGAAAGTAAATCAGCAGTTTTTTTCATTTATTATCGTCTCCTTATTGTTTGGATAATTGTTTTTGAATAATAGCTAGGCTACTTGTATTACCTGTTTCATTTGTTTTAGGTAATGTTAAGTCAGCGCCCTTTGCATAATTGTTAGCAAAACGCTCATCAACGCTCTTTTGAACACGTTCAGTAACTAATGATTCAGCGTATTCGTTGAACTTAGTTACATTATTAAGTGTGTTATCTAGTGAAGTTGGGTCAACGCAGAAGGTAAGAGCGAAATCAGCATCAATACCTAATTTATCTGCTTGTTTCGCAACTTCAGTTTCGATTGTTTTACGTGTATTCTCAGCTTGCATCTTCTTGATTTCAGCTTTCATGTTGTCTAATTCAATTTGCTCTGGTGTCTTTTCTGTGCGCTTCGCAATCTCTTCTTGAAGGATGCTAGGTAGTTTATTAGTCTTGAATGACTCAACACCTTTAGATACAGCGCTATCGATACGAGATTGGATAACTTTTTGTGCATCAACGTTTGTATCTAAGAAACCTTGGAAATGATCTAGCGTGAATTCTGGAGTTTGTTCCCCACCGAGTTCTTCGCCCCCACCAGGGTTTTCTTCTCCACCTTCAGAAAAGAATTGTAAATTTAATTTCAATCTATATTGTGTTTCCTGTTCTTTCTTAAACATGTGTATTTCCTCCTATCGCCCCATTGAGTACAAGCCCCAACAGTTCGTATTAGTAGCGGCAGTTTTATGTCTTAACGCATTTGGACAATAAAAAAACAACCTTATTAGGCTGCTTTAACATACGTGTTTTCCCACTTCTTATAAGTCATATCAGGAACACGTTCATATCCTCTATTTATGTTCATCGCTCTATATTCAATCTTAGAAGTAGCGCTAATCGTTGTTGTTCTGCAATGAGGATGAAACGGCGGATAGTTCTTACCAACAACCGCTTTATCAAGGTCATATATTTTTCCATCTTGCTCTTGACATATCTTAGATGTTCTTCTATCTAATGTAGATAAAACGCGGTATTGTTTAATTCCATCTCGTTTATAAGCATCTTGTGTAGCATGTTCAGTGATAAAAGCACTCTCTGTTCTTGCTAAACGTTCCGCTTCATGCCATTTAACATCAAAGTTATTACGAAGTTGTTTTGTTACTTCTTTATAACTTGTACCAGTAGAAAGCATTTTAGGGAGTTCATCTTGCAGATATAAAGTAAGTTTCTTTGTATCAGTCCATACTCTGTCAGAGAAGTTTTGATTCTTTACCCACTTCTTATATAACGTCGCTCTTAATACTTCTTCACTGACAGCATGATAAGTGCCAGTCATTCCGTAATACATAGCATTGTCATATAAGTTACGATAATATGTTTCCTGATAAGTAAGAGATAACTTATTTCGTAATATTTCTTCTTCCATAGCTCCCATTTCATAGAGTTTGTACATGATATTAACCATAAGGCCATCTAATCTTTGGAGCTTATAGAAGCTGTAGCGTATCTCTGTAAAGTTATTAAGCTGCGGAAACTTCGTAATAAGCTCTTGATAGTTAGAATATAAGTCTTTTCTTTCACTTACACTCATTTCTTGCATCAGCTTATAATACTCAATCACGTTATTCTTACCGTATTTATCATAATAGTCCTGGATAAGTAATTCTATTTCACTTAACTTCTCTTGAAAGAATGCTTGGTACAGTAATAAACCATCATCAGCGTGTTTGTCCGCTACCTTTATTATCTGTTGTTTTCTCTTCGTCCAGTACTTCTCCTGTTTGCTCTGCGTCATTTGGGTTCACCTGCCCGAAATCACCGAAACTGTTCATTTCATTCATCTTTTCTTCTCGTTCTCGCTGTTTCTGTTCCATTTCTGCATCTACATCATCAATAGCAGGAATCATACCAAGTACAGTACGTTCAGATAAGATAGTTGTTAGTTTCGTTAATGTATCAGCTAAGTAACCTAAATCAACTGGTAATGTACGAGTAAAGTCAGCGTATATATTTGAACTTACAATACTATTCATACCTTGTTTGATACGCATATAGGCAACAATACCTTCAAACATGTCGCGCAATCCCTTTTCGAACCATGATTCGGTCAAGTTAGCTTTAAACTCAAGAGCAATCAGTTTCCATTTACGAGCTTCACCAGATTCGTTACCACCTGCAAAGGCTTCATCATTCACATCAACTGATTTTGAGAAACGGAATATGTTCTTTTCTAACATTCCAACAAAGTATTCAAAGAAGTCTTTCGGCATCATCTTAGTTAAGAATGAAGCATTACCATTCGCGTCAGGAATGTTTAAGATACCAGTTTCACCTTCGAATATCTTTTTAGCTTCTTCTCCATCTATGTCAGTACCGGTAATCAGCATATAAGCTAGACGGAATTGTTCCACTTCATCAGCACCAGAGGAAATCATTCTATCGTATGCATCATTAAGATCTTCAACAGTTTCAAAGTCGCTGTGCATTTCCTGATTGTTTTTAAATTCAAATACAGGGACAACACCTAATAAGTTATCTCTACCACCAGCAACATTAAATTGCATCATTTCGTTAATATCTGAAGTAACAGAATGATATTCAATAATTACATCTTTCGTATAGAGAGTAAGTATTTGTGTATGTCCCTTCTCTGTGTAATCCTCAGATAAAACAACAGCAGCTTCTTTATGACCTAACACATATGCATCCCACGAGTTAATGTTCGTTAGGTTTGCATTAGTTTCGATAACATTAGTTTCTATATCCAATAAACGATAAGAGACACCACATGCAGCCTGTTGAGTTCCTGTTTCAATATCTTTCAAGAATACGTCTTGGTTATATAAGTACTCTTTAACCCAATCACGCTCATTTTCAGTAACTTCTTCTTCAATTTGATATGAGATAGGGTTACCGAATACATATCCAACCTTCTGATCTACGATTAAGTTAAAGAAACTATCGTGTATTTTGTTCCAAACCTTAATTAAATCACTTTTAGGTTTCTTTCTATCATCAATCGCATTCTTTTCAGTTGTGTATTGTTTGTATTTTCGTAATCGTTCACTTCTAATATCAATGAAATCCTTAATGAAATCATTTGGATCAAAGTTGTTGTTTCTTATCTTAAACAAATGCTTCTTTTCCTGCATTGTAGTAAGTTTAATACCATTATTGTGTTGGTATAATTCACTTCGCAATTCCTCACCTCCTTAAATGTTAAGTACTTTCGCACTACTTTTAGTCTTCTCTGTATAGATGGCATATCGTACAGAATCCAATACATCGTCCCATTCTTTCACTGGTTCGCCTGTCCTTTTATTCCATACATACATAAACACTTCTTTCTTAAAACGTTCTACACGCTGCAAGACAGCTTTGAATTTACCTAGTTTAATATGTCTAGCTACAATTTCAATGCCGGATAAAACAGACTTATCAGCGTTTCTAGCTCGCAGTCTTTCCTTTTTGAATCGTTCAATGTATTCCGGTCTTGCTGTATCGCAATAAAAAAAGATGTTACCGTAACGTTCCTTCACGCCTTTGGCCACACCTACCCAGTAATCTATTTCTTCATGTTGTTTCGCATGTTCTTCTAAAAGATACAGATTCTCTTCGTCATCTTCACCAATAACAACAATTGAGCCGAAATGTTCATAACCCCAATCGACACCAGCAAAGTATTTCGTGAATTTAATATCTTTCAGATCAGTTTCTTCTATATAATGTACATCCTTATTGAAGTCTTTATATACAACTCCATCAGCACTACACCATAAACCTTTTATGTTACGGTCATAGAACATTCCAGTAGGAGTAGAAGCCTTAATGCGTTCTCTGTATCTATCGTTTAAGAATGTATTATCATCTAGTTCGTATTGAAACGCCTTAATTGTTACACTGTCATCTTTATCAATGTAATCAACTTTAAGCCAATGCTCAGGATGATCTGGATTCGTATCAACTAATATACGGGCGCCTTCACCACTACAACGTGATTTAATCTCATCGAATACATCTTGATTAGCAAGAGAACCTTCATTCACATAAGCACCATAAGCAGTCATGCCACGAATAGTATCTAAATGACTTATCTTAGAATGACCTGTACAACAAACAAGAACGCCAAACAATTTAAATCGATTGTATTTATCCATCTGAAAATCAAGGCCATACTTATTTGTAAGTTCAATGAGTACATTCTTTGCTAATGTACCTAATGAAGCACCAGCCAATATATACTGTGGTAAATCTACGCCTTCATTATCAGCAATTCTTCTTACTCGTCTTAATTCAGAAAGGAATAAATCGTTGTTTAAGATGGTTTTACCAGT